TAGAAAAAAACAGAGTGTTAGATTAGCCTTATAAGGCGTTATAATTATTTATTGGACATAAGGTTCGACTAAATATAGAACGTTTTATGAGGCTATCTTAATTCTACTCTAAACCTATTTATTGTTTTCTTCTCTTAATTCAGCTAAGATTTCATCTAAAGTCTGAGAACTAAAATAATCTCTTGAATAAGCGTGAATTTTATGTAATGGTAACCCAGTTAAAAAATCTGGAGCCATAGCTGGAGACTTAATAGACCTAACAAAATCTTTTCCTAATCTACCAAAAGGGAGATAAGTAGCAAATTGGTAATTCCACAATCTTTCATAGTCATTATTTATAATTGCAGTTAATGGAGCAAGTACAAATCTACTAATTGGTGGTGTAGCTATTGACAGTGGTGCTAGTACTGGATGAGGGTATTGACTAAAGAAAGCTCTATCACGCATTTTTTCATCACCAAATATTAATTCAGCTGTATCTTGCATCCAAGACATTGGTGGTGATAATGCATATTCAAATATAGATGCTGCAAATATATTAGCCATTGCTAAAGCAAATACGTCAGCAGTAAATTGACCTTGAGCTCTCTTAGTTGATAATCCTCCAGCCCATTGCTCTTGTTTAGCACCTTTGTAAATATCAATTCTTCTTCCAATACTGTTCCAAGCATAAGGTTGAAAACGTGTCATAATTCTACCTAAGTTAGTATTAGAAAAATTAGGTCGTTGCGTTGCATGGTAAACAAACTGAGATGCCTTAATAGATTTACGAGCAAGATTTAATATAATAGGGTCATCAAATTTCATATCCACAGTTAAGTCTCTTCCTATAACTTCTTTAGAATTAATAATAGAAGCTAAAGCTGTTCTTGTTCTAAGTATCATTTCAGATTGTTTCATAAAATAAGACCCAATATCAGTTATACCATCAACAACTCCTAATTCTTCCGAAGCTTCTTTTAATGTTCTTGAACGTAAAGCAGCTGCATCTTTTTTAGACATAGAAATATAATTATTTCCAGATGCATCTTTTGCTCCTAAAATTTTCCTAACAATTAAATCTTTAATACGACCTCTATCTACTTTAGATTTTTGTTGTGAATAATATCCCTCCGTTGACAAACCATCTTCCATAAACCCTTGTCTAAATAACCAATTTATAATATCATTATAACTCTCAATATAATTTTTTTGTTTTTGACCTTTAGAATTTACAGTAAAATAAGAAGGTCCTCTTTTATCTTTCCCTTTTGGAAATATATTTGTGAGTAACCAAGCTTCATCATTAGCTTTTCTAAATGCACTCCAACCTTCGTCAACAATAGTATTTGAAAAACCACCATAAAAATTAGTAATAGCTGACTTAGGGTGAGATAGTAAGGATACCATTTCGAATTTACCTTCTAATTGCGACCATTGTTTAGCTTTTCTTGTTAAGTAATACTTTCTAGCTTCTCCACCTTTAGGTGCATTTTTTAAAATTGAACCACCAAAAAAGTCGTCTACTTTCTGTATACCATTTATAACAGATTCATCGGTTAGTAATTGGTAGTAAGTACCAAATCTTCCTATTCTATTTACATTTTCTGGATTAATGATTTCTTTTATATTTTCTATACGTTGACTTAATATAGCATCAGCTTTAGCAAAACCAGATTCGTCTTTGATACTACGTATTCTTGCACGTTGCAATGTAGTAATAGCGTAGGTAGCATCAATAGAGTCTAAGAACCTTACATCCGCTGGGCTTACGTGTTGTTTTTTCTTTAACTTGTCTCTGTCAAGGTTACTATCTACATATGACTTTAATAAAGAAGCCTCCGTTTTTCTTATTCCATGCGTTGTAAAGTTTCTCAATGAAGGGAATCCATTATTGTTAGAGAAAACATCTTGCATATATAGTTTCCAATTATAAGCTATATCCTTAGAAGTCTTATCAGTACCAAAAGGGTTAGACTCTATAAATTGGTCTGTTATCATTTTTAATTTAATATTTTGAACGTGTCTCAACCATGAGCTATACATAGATTGAACATATCTTTCTGTCGCATTAATACTTGTATCATACCCTGGTAAAGACTCTTCACTTCTACTACGTAAATTTCTATTAGACATATCTGCGTATAATTCAGGCCTAGAAGAAAGTAATCTTAAACTAGATTCTTCACCCATAGCCAGTTCTAAATCAACACCTGTAGCGTTTTGTTTATCTATAACATCTCTCAATTTTATTTCAGCTAATTTTAATGCTAGGTCTTTGGATAGAAGTCCAGCTTCATACTCTAGTCGTATATTAGCAGGTAATTTTTTGACATCAAGAACACCATCAGGGTTCATTTCTTTTAATCTTGTTTGTATTCTTTTTTCTATAGCTACTTTATTTTCAACACGTAAAGATTCAAAGTCCATACCACCAACGTGTTCAACGTATTGGTCAACTTTACCCGTTTCCCAGTTAACAAATCTACCTTGTCTAATTCTAGTATCAACGCTATATGATTTCCAAATTAAATCCATTACTTCTTTTATACTAGTTTGTCCACGAGAAGTACTTCTAGTTCTGTTCATTTCCGCTTCTGTTAATTCTTTTTTAAAACTTTGTTTTGGAAAATGTTCTTTTAATATATCCATTACTAACATATTATGTTCTATGAAACGAGCATCAGCTTCAGAAAAAGTTTCCCTAACAATAGTATCTACATCTCCAGTACCTCTTTCTAACATTCCTTTATATAAAACTCTTATTTTATCCACGTTTGTTTGCATACCATTTTTATCTAACAAAGTTTTCTGAAGTTGTTGAATTTCATGAGTAATAACATTATCTGCATTCTTTTCCATCGTTTGAAAGTCTAACTCTTTACTCTTCGGTATTTTATACTCATCAACTTTCATTCCAGCATCCATTACTTTTCTTCGTATCATTGGATACTTACTTTCAATAACATCTTTATACACCTTAGTTTGAATTTCGGTGTATCCTTCTTGCATTATATCTATTATATCTTGAGCGGAAACTTCTTTAGTTAAACCGCTTTCACCTTCAGAGTCTTTAATTCTAAATTTTTCACCACTTACAATTAATTCATCTATAATTTCCTTTGCTTCAAAATACTTCTTTTTAAAATTAGCTTTACCCTCATCGGTTTCTCTTAAATATATCTCAGAAGTACCATTTCCATCTTTGTCTGGACCATATTCCCTTGTACGTTTCATCATAGTAAATAGAACATCAAAGTTTGAACCCATTATATTTCCCTTATCTAATGTAGCAAAATCAACAGTTTCACCAATTAATGTATCTTTAACCCATCTTCTAAATGTGTTATCAATATCATGAAACTTAATTTGTATTTCAGTACCATAGGCTAATGCAGTAGTTGGTACTTTTCCAGCCTTAAATGTTATATTACCGTTTTTGTCTTCTACGATATTATCTACAGTTCTAAATATTTTAGAAGCATCTTTTGTAGCACCAGATAAATACTCTTCTGTGTATTGTTGTGTTAAGATATGGTCCCTACCTTCTGGACTACGTTGAACTTTAGGGTCATACCAAAAAGACTTTAACCACCCTGGAGTTGTAACAGCATCTAAGTAACGTGTAAAACGAGCAAGTTCTGGAACAGTTATCTCAGAAAAAGGTTTACCAAAAGGTGCTATTTCACCTTGTAAATCTCTACCTATAGCTGTTCTAGACCATTGTTCAAATAATGGTTCTACATATTCATTAATATTAGGTAATCTTTTTATTGTTTCATTAAATTCTAAAAGAGTTAATATGGTTCCATCAGTTATATTAGGGTCATTAGCTCTCTTCTCAAGAGCTTCTTCAACATTTATGCTTTCTATTTTGCTATATTTTTGTCTTGAAAATTCAATCTCCTTTGAAAGCTTTGGTGTTTCTTCGTATTCTCTTTCTATATCTTTTATAATTTCTTTATCTTTTGGAGCTAATATTGGTTGTGTGTCAATACCTTCTTCTGGACTAGCTTTTATAATTTCTTTTTTAACCTTAGGTGTTGGAGTTTTAGTGTCAGCTTGTTTAAGTTCAGGGGTTTTAATTTCAACTTTTTTAGGTTCAGGTTGTTTAAGGTCTAGCTTTTTATTTGCTTCACGCATTAATGAATCTATTTGGTGATGAAATTTTCTAATACTTGAACTTCTAATAGCTGGATTTTGGAAGTAGTTTTTAGCTCTACCTTGAACTGAATTTAATATACCTGCTCTAATGCTATATAATTTATCTACTTCTGGAGAATCTCCCTGTCTTTTAGTTTTTAATCTAATTTCATTTGTTACCTCTGATAATCTTACAATAGATTCTTGAAGAGTATTTTGTACTTGTTGACCACCAGTTCGTCTGCCTATCTTAATAGAATCGCTAAGACTTTTTTCAACTTCAGTAGGAACTGGATTAGCTAATATACTCCAATCATAAAATTCTTCTAATTGCTCTTTAAAAATTTCTTTTACTTTTTTATCCTTTGTAAAAGATTCTATATATTTAACTATTCCTTCTTTTTGCTTTGTAATAAACTTGAAGATATTCAAAGGATTCGTTTTATCTGTAGTAACTTTTTTATCAAGATTTATACTATCAAGATAAGATTTTCTATTTCTTTGTTTTAATTCATAAGTACTATTTATTATTTCTTTTAATAAATTTTTAGCTTTTCTACCATTCATACCTGGTACTTGTTGCAATAAAGTCATTATATCTTCTCCAGACTTTACCAATAATCCAATACCAAGTGTTTCATTTACACGTTGTTCTAACATGATAGGATTTTGTTGAAGAACATCTCTTTCTTTTTGAGTAAGTCTTATAGAGTAATAATCAACTAATCCTAAATCCTGAACAATAGAACTATCTTTTACACTTAGTTGAACTTTTTCAACTAAAGATATTAAGTTTTGTACTTTAGTATATTTAGTATAACTAAAATCACCTACATCTAAAGATTCTAATCTATTAAATGTTCTAGCTAAACTTATATAGTAATTACTTGTAGGGCTTCCTTCTGAATTAATATCAAAATACTCTAAAAAATTAAGAGATAGTTGCTTCATTGTAGCTACATTAGCTTTATCATTTAACATTCTACTAAACTCTCTAAACGCTTGAGTACCAGGTGCACCAAATTTAGTATTAAAAATAGAGTAATATGTTAGTGGAAAAGAACCTGTACTTCCATCTTTATTTTCAAATGTAACTATTTTACCAATATCAAGAGAACCATCGCTACGTTTTACTGAATTTGAAGCATCGGGATTATAATACTTAAAGAATTTATTAAAGGTCGTACTTAAACTTTTCGAAGGAGAATTTAATTCAGAGTACCTAGCTGAATCAGCATGAATATTAGAACCAACAATACTAATACGTTTTAATAATTCAAAATCATTATTAATTAATTCAATTCTTTTACCTGCACCTACATCTAATGACCCACCATTTTCTTTTGTCATCTGCATTAAAAGTTGCATTTGAGTCATACCATTAATAATTTGACCCATACCTTTTTTACCAGCACGAGCAGCGTCTCCTATTTTCAATCTTTCTTCTTGACTAAACATTCTAACTAAAGAATCTTCAGCTAATTTTGCACCAAATATCTCTTTAGCAATTTTTAAAGAGCCATCAGTATCTTTTATGTCTATTACTTTACCATCAAGTTTTGTTTCAAATTCTCTTTGAATATATTTATTACCAAAAGCTTTTTTTATAATATTAGAAAGACTTTGGTATCCAATAACTTTATCACCATCTTTGTCCATTCCCCCTTGCATTAAATCATTGTATTCATTGGAGTAATAACCTCTACTTCCACCATCTTTTACAAACCCATCAAATAATTGAGCTCTTACAGCACCATTACTACCACTAGGGGAACGCATATTTAAAAATGTTAAAGCTTCTTTATAAGCTTGGTGCTCAACAGTACCAGGAGTAAGGTCTTCTTTAAATGTTTTATACGCCTCACCAAGAGTAGTGTTTATACCTTCTTGGAAATCTATAAAAACAGGGTCTTCTTTAGCACCATCACCACGTCTGTATTTATTAGTGTCAATACCTCCCTCTGCTACAATTTGTTCCGTTAATGGGTAGGCTACTGCATTAAATCCATTTTTAACAGTAACTCTTTGAACTCTATTAGCTACATAATTTCCTAAAACTTTATGGAAATATTCTTTATTACCTTGACTTAATAGCGATGAATGTGAATACCCAGAACGTTTTGCTTCTAATATATATAAATTTGTAGCTTCTAACTCTGCATAGTCGGAATAATTAAAAGACTCTGGAAGTACTGAGTCTTCGAGGTATCTTTCAAATATTTTTTCTATAGACCATTTACCAGTAGGTTTATCTATATTTTTTTCTATTTCTTTAAGTACTAAGTTTAGATTTAGTAAATCAATATCAACATCTTTTTCTTTTATATAATCAGAAAATGTTTTTTGATTCTCTAAGCCTTTAGTAAAGTATTCATTTAGTACTGGGTCACCATCAATAGATGTATCTCTTAATGCTTGAATTTCTTTAAAATATTCTTTATCAAAAATAGGTTTACCAGTATCACTATCTATTTCTAGTGAAGTATTTTTATCAGAAAACTGTTTATATAATTTTAAATTTCTTGTAGTTGACTTTTCTGTTACATCGAGATTTATACCTAATTCTTCTGGTTTCATTTTAAATGATACAACGTCACCCTTAAGAGAATACTTTCCATCTTTAACATTATAGGAAAGCTCACTAAATTTTACACCACCCTGAGTTTTTAATCCACTTTCATTTAATATTATATGAGTGTTTTTTTTCATCATTTCTTTATTTAAATTATTATCAGCTCTAAATAAACCTGCTTTAATTTTTAAATTACCCTTACCATCTCTCGGTATAACAAACCCAACAGGTTTCATAAATTTAATAAATTCCTCTATTCCAAAAATTTCAGCTATTCTATCATATATATCTTGTCTTATTCTAAAAACTCCATCACGACCAGAATTTTCACCGCCTTTACCTTTAGCTGATATTGAGCCATCTCCAATTACTGTTACATTCATATACCCTTCAGGAATTATATCTATTAAACCGTCTTTGGGTACTGGAATATCTATACCAGTTGTTAGGGGTTGGTATTTATTAATTTTACCAGCGTTCTTAGCGTAGCCACCATCTTTAGCTAAATAAGTACGTAAAGCTTTTTGAACTTTTACCATATCGGTAAGTTCGTTTTGTTTAATAAGACCGTTATCTATAAGTTCATAAGCAACATTAGAAGCAAATTCGATAGAACTATCTTTGTCTATTATACTTTTTTCAGATGGAGCAACTCTTTTAATTTCTTTTAAAACTAATTTATTAAATTTTCCAACAGGAAAAGTCAAAGAAAAAGGAACTTGTTGTATAACTACAGTACCAGAATCTTTATTAGCAGAGTGCACGTATTGTTGTTTATTCTTAAGAAGTTCTTTACTAAAATTGGATATATATTCCCATCCTTTATCAAGAGGAGGGATTAATTCTATATCTCTTGGTTTTGTTATATTACCAAACATATCAGTTTCTGCTGGAATTTCTTTTTCGGTATACCTAAGAACCTTACGAACTCTATTGTCTCCATACATTTTATTAAGCTTATCTGGAGCACCTTTAACAATAATAACATTACCATGTCTATCGGTTTCTACTCCCTCTCCCTTTCCTTCACCAGTAGCTCTTTTCCCAATTGGTAATAAAGTATCATCAATACTTATCATCCAATCATTTTGTAATCTATAAGTAGATTTCTTTAAGAAGAATTTTTTCAATGTACCAACGTCTAATTTTACTTTAGGGTAAGCTCTTTCTATTGTTTTTGCAAAGCTTTCAAAGCTATTAATGTTTTCTATAATAGAATTGGATAAGACCAACCCTAAGTCTTCAAAATATAATTCGGGATGTTTTTTCTTTATTTCCTTATAAAGACTTTTAGTAGGAGTGTCTTTAATAATATGTTCATTTAAATCTGCATTTCTAATTTCTGATATAACTTCATCAAAATTACTAAGGAAAGGTCTTTCTGTTTCTTCTTTTAATTCCTGTTTTATTTCTTCGAAAAGTTCTAATTGTTCTACCGATTCTTTTTTTGTCTTAGGAGCTTTATCTTCTTTGCCTTGTTCGGGTTTTCCTATTCTTTCAATAGACTCTGTTTCAGCTCTAAGCCTTATCTTTGCTTCATTTATTGTTAAATCAACTTTGTCTTTATCTAAAAATTCAAATTTAGACTCTTCAACTAATTCTTCTGAAATAGCTCTATGCTGTTCGTCAGTAATATTTTTTAAATCTACATCTTTTTTTACTGCTTTTTCAGTATACTTAATACCCATTAAATCATAAGCACCCCTCAATTTATCTGCTTGTTGCATATTAAGAAGATTGAAATGCCTATCAATATATTCTTTAGATTCTTCAGGAAGTTTTTTAAACTCTTCCGTTTTTTTCATAACTTCTTTTGCTTTTACAAGATTAGCACCACCTGGTAAAGGATTTTTAGTTAAATATTCAGTAGCTTTTACTTCAGCTAGAGACCTTCCAGATGCACCAAAGAAGAATCCTAAGGAGTATTCATAAATTTGTTCTGGTAATGGTAAGTCTTGAGCTGTAGCCATACCACCAGTATAAGCAGAACCTAATACACCTCTAGCAAATAAGTTTACTCCAGCTTCTACTTCATCAGGTCTATAAACAAGTTTTCTTAAAGCTTTTTCTCCCATAGTTTTATACTTTGGATTAGTTAATAACTTACCAATATTAGTCATTTCTCCTATACCACCAAATACTGCTCCAGCCATAGTACCATGGATTGCCGCTTCAACCATTCCTGCTGGTCCTTCTTTTCTAGCACTAACTCCTAATGCAACACCAAGGTGTATACCATCATGAGCTATTTTTCTAAAACGTTCATTACCAAGAAGCCCTTTGTTAAGAAAACCAGATGCAAGTAATCCATTTTTATTTAATGATGTTTGTGCACTTCCTACTACCCAGTCAGATATACGCATTGGTACTGACCTTAAGAAGTATTGTTTTTCACCTGTAACTTTATTAACAACCTCTTTTTGTAAATCAAAGTTACCAACTTTAAGTCTTTCTGCTAATTTAGAAGTACCTTTTTGGTAAGTCTCTTGAACTTTTCTAATTTTATTTTTTACTTTGATACCCGCTTTAGCTGTAACAGTTCTACCACCAGCTTTGCGAATAGAGGCTTTTGCTATACTCATTGGAATAGATGCACCCATAGAAAGTACCCCTGCAATAACATCAGGAGCTAGTCCAATAAGGTGACCCATTTTATTAGCGATAGATTCAGTACTAGTATCAGCATCGTCCGCCCATCCTAGGGTAGTGAATCCTTCAGAAACTCCAGATATAAATTGATTTAAGGTGGAACCTAAAGAAGCTTCAGCAGCTTCCATATCACGATTAAATGGAATGTTAGATGCCTTCATAACCTTTTCTACAAAATCAGTATCTTTTCCATTAAAAGATTCAGCATCATTTTCATATGCTAAATAAAGACGATTTGCATAGTCTTGTTGGTCAATAACACCAGTTGATACAAGGTTATTTAAATATTTTAATTGAGTATTCAATTTTATCTTTTATTTAATTGCTTTTGTAGTTTGGTATGGTAGGTAATACTACACTATTTAGTAAACTATTACCATTATTATAGGTCTTAAGCTGTTCATCAGTACCAAACTTCTTAATCATGTTTAATAAACTAGGGTCATTAATTAGAGTAACTTTATTTCCTATTGCACTCTCTAGTCTTATCCCTTCAGGTGTTCTAGCTTGTATAGGTCCTGAAGATTCTATAGCTAAAGTAGCTACGCTTGATATCATTTTACTTCTATTCTCAATCGCAGCTGCAAGTTCGTTTGATTGTTGAATATTTACATTAACCCCAGTTACTTTCTGTATAGCAGTACCTGTTCCTTGACCAACTCCTTGTATAGCTTGTGCTCCTTGATAACCAGCTAATCCATACTGCATAATATTACCTATTCCAACTAAACCGTAACCGAGATATTTTGTTCTTCCTTTCAATTTAGTTAGAGGTTTTGCTGATTCAGATATCCACTTTCCAGCCTTATATAAACCAAGTGAAGCACCTGCATCAGTACCTATATCCACAAGTTTTTCTGAAGTAGTGTCATAAAATAACTTTTCAGTTCCTAACCATTTCTGATTATCATTTATATCATCTAATGTTAACTCACCATTGTCATTTTTTGTTATAAGGCTTATTAAAGCAGCATTACCCTCAGCTGTTAATACTTTGCTATCTGCTTTTTTAGTAAGTTCGTCTACCTTGGTATCATCTAACTTAGCTCTTGTATTTGCACCATCCTGGGCAATTGTTGCTACAGCTATACTATTTTTTGCTAACGCCGCCGCCGCATCTTTATCAAGTTGCTCAAGTCTTTCTCTCTCTGCTACCATATTTACGTCAGTAAGCTTCCAAGTTTCCAATTCTTTATTTTTCATCAACTGATAATCTGATGCTTTTAATTGTTGGTCAAATTTTAAGTTTACCATTTGTTTTTCAAAGTTCATTTCTTGAATTTTTTCTTCAGCCTCTTGAAATCCTTGGTTGTAATCTTTAAGAACATTTAATAAAGTTCCTATATTTTGTATTGTTTCTGAACTAGCCATTACTGTACCCTCCTAAGTTATCTAATAAAGTTTGACCATATGATGATTTAATTCCTTTTTCAGCTGCATATCGGTCCATTTCAAATCCTGCTGATTGAATATCTCTTTGACTTGATGCTTCTCTCATTTGTAAATCAAAGGCAGATGTTGCCATTCCTAATTGAGCACCTTGTTGTTGAATTGCAAACTGATTTTGGTATTGATTTATAGCATCTTGACCGCTACCAATTCCAGAAAAACCTGTCATTGCTACTTGATTTTGTAACCCTTGCATCTGATTACCGTATCCTGCAACTGCATTTTGTTGATTTAACATATTTCCTTGGCCTTGTAGTTCTCTACGTTGTGCAAACTCTGCTGTATTAGCAGTAGCTGCTCCTTCTAACGAAGTAAACTGCTGTCCTAACAATTCTTTTGCTTGTGCTTTCTTTTTACGTGCTGCTTTACGTTTTTTTCTACTACCAAAGAAACCTAAAACTGCACCAGCTCCAGCTAGTCCTAAACCCCATGGTGTTGTTCCTAATCCTGTTGCTAATGCTGCAAATTTACTCATAATATTACTCCTTATATTCTTTCATTAATTTTTCTGGAAATGGCGAATAATCTTGACCTAAGTCTTCCATAATGTTATTCATGTCAAAATCAAGAGCTGCTATTTTAGAAGCTTCTATTTTTCCATTCAACATCATTTGTGTATCATTTATTTCTTGTATTTTTCTATCTTCTTCACGATTGTATCCGTCAATTGTTTTATTGTAATAATCCCTCTTATATTCTCGTTCTTCTTCTTTACCACCCCAATGTTGGTCTAACCAAGCATCTTCCAAGGTGAATGCGTCAGTACCAAGAGCGTCTAAAGGAAATTTTCCTTTTTGTTCTTTGTCAGCATAAAATATTTCTGTCTGTAACTCTGGTGATAACTCTGTAAAGTCAGGGTCTCCAGGATTAGAAAGATTTTTTATTTGTTTTGCATATTCTGCTGGCATAGTACCACCATATCCTTTATCACTATAAAATCTTTTATAACGATTCAACGCACTTGTAGATGCACCTGAACCACCTTTAGATATTTCATATTGAAATATACCTCTACCTGGACCTCTTGGGCTACCATCTGGTCCTTGTTGTGGAATGTTTCTACCCTTAGATTCTAACATTGAAACTTCAGCAGCGTGTACTTTTAACATATCAGCTTGTTGCTCACCTCTTTGTTTTCTTATTATATCTATAACTGTTTGCATTACTATTCTCCTTCTGGATTAGTGTTCCAACCTGATGGACCTATCGGTTTAAAACTAACTTTTTGTTGCTGACCTAAGTTATTATACTGAATATTTTCTGTATTTAATAAATACATATTAACAACTTCATCATTTAAGTATTTCATAAACCTATCATCTTCTACTTGGTTATTGTTTTTTTGTTGTTCAAGTACATCATAATCAGCACTTCCAACTTCTACAGTTCCATCGCCATAATTAACCATTTTTACATTTGTACCATCAGGTCTAGTAATTATATCGGGACTAGTAAAGCTTTTTCCGTCACCACTTCTAGGTAAATCAGGTTTCTTCGGTACGTCATCACCAAATATTTTTGCATTTAAATCTGTGTCTACCATTTTCTTTGAATCTTGGTCATATAAAGAATATAACAAAGAACCATCTTCATTTTCAGAATATTTAGGGTCAAGATTACCAGCATCATATTGTTCTTTAAAGTACATCGAAGAATTTTCTCTACTATATGGTCCGTAAAATTTTTCACCAACCCTGCCTTTGAAAGAATTAGGACTATCTTGATATTTACCTTCCATATAACTTTCTTTAAAAGGCGCTAAAGTATTTACTACTGATTTATATCCTTCGTATCCTGCTTGTGCTCCTACAACACCAGCTGTGATATCTGTAAGTGTTCCTCCATCGCCACTTCTATCTCTATAAATTTGACCTAACTTGCCTCGTAATTGAGACATAACTAACGCTGCTCTACTTGCCATGTTAACTGACCTCCTGTAATTGAGTTTTCATCCATCTTTTATTTACTTTAATATAAAGATAAACGTCTGCTCCTTCTGTTATAAGTTTCATATCTCCATTCTTACCCTCTATAGACTTTGGTATTATAGCAGTAGGTTGCAATGGAGTTTCGTATTGTTGCTCTGCTTCTTGAGATTTACTTAAAAGTTTTGCTATAGTAGGGTCTACCCCTAAGATACCACTATTAATTAATCGTCTTCTTTTTTTTATAAGACTCATCTAAATACCTTATCTCTATATACTATTTGTACATCATTTAATTCAAAATCGGCTGCTGAAGCTCCATCTAGCTCTAAGGCTATACCAAAGCTCACTAAGTCTTTAAAAGTGCTGTTAACAGCTATCTTAGTGGTTCTAAACCCACCTGATGTATTTATTAATAGTGATGATGAAGCATCTACACCAATATCAGCTAATGCTACCGCTGATGCATCTCTTTTAGTACCGAAGCCTTTTACTGTAATATTCTGTCCATTTTTATAGTTAACGTACATAGTGTTAATATTTTTATTAGCAGTTGGATTACCAAAGTCAAATTCTTTTGTTTTAAGTATTGTTTTATTTGAACCAGTAAAAGAACTTGGAGCAGGGTTCCAATTACGTAACTCTATTTTTTCTCCAGATGCATTTATTTGCTGGTAATAAGTTAACGACTCATCATTCTTTAATACAAAGTTTGTAAAAGCTCTTGAACCCGTTACACCAAAAGCATCTCCTTCTGTCCAAGACTGAGACTTTAAATCATACTTTAAAATAGTATTATCTTTATTGGCTATAAATATTTCTTTTGTTTTAGGTAGGTATCCTATAACATTATCTAAATCAAAATAACTATTATCACTAAATATAGATTGTCCTGATTCGTTTAAAGCGATATCAGTTAATTGTTGTCCGTCATAAAAGAAGATACCATTTCTATTAAACCAAGTAATAAAACCTTCACCCTCATAAACGTGATAATCTTTTTCACAACCTTTAAAAGCGTATGTTCCTTCTAGGTATTCTATATTTCTTGATACATTAATAATATATAATACACGTTTTTTAAATTCTAATAGTTTCTGTCCTAAGGATGCTAACTTTATTATGTCATCACCATCTTCTACTTCTACATCAATAAAACCATTTTCTTCAAAGTAATCAAATTGATTAGGTAAAGACTTTAATATTCTATCATTTTTAGTCACTAGTTCATCTTCGCTATTATAATATTTTACATTACCAATATATGATTTTCTATTTGCAATAGTAGCTGTATTAAACCCAGTTCCAGGTGGGCCTATTACTGACAATGATTTTTGAATATAAGGTTCTTGAATAGATAATTCACTTATTTCTTTTCCTAAAAAATAACTTGAATTAGCATAACCAGTTTTTGGGTATATCCAATTATAGAAATTACCACCACTTGTCGATGTTAATTTTTCTGTAAAAGCTGCATATTCACTTTTACCTGCATAACGAATACCTTTAGTAAAATCTATTTCTGCAAATAAATATTTGTTTTCTACAGAACCATCATGAATAACACCATCACCTGGTGTTCCAAAATTATTAATTAATCCCCAATATATCTTATATCCAGATATACGAGTGTTTGTAACTGGGGGTCTACCATACATACCAAAATATAAAAATCTTTTTTTATTAGCTGTCATAGAAGCTTGTTGTGGAATATCACTCATAAAATAAGCAGGAGCTTCATATTTATTTTTTTCATATAAGGGAGCTGCCCATAATCCATATCTTTTATTAGAAAGAGATGAATAAACAGTAATAGATGAATCTGTATCTTCGTCAGTTGCATTTCCACGTTGTCCAAAATAAGCCATTAAAGAAAATGAACCACGAATACCAGAGGGAGTTGGACCATACCCAGAATCTGGTATACCTCCAAACGCTGATTGCATACTAGATTCTGCATACGACCATCGGTTTGTTGTTGTAATAGCAGTATTAACTAATGAATTAGAGAACCATATCTCTGAATTAAATTGAGGTTTAAAAGTCTGATATGCTTTGTAAAGTTTTTCAGGGTCTAGTCTATTACTTCTATTAGTAGTACCAGTTAAACCTCCAATAAATAAATCTTGAACTTCGTATGCATTATATACTTTATTAATCTCTGTTGGACTTTCATCTCCAAAAGTTATGTTTTGTTCTTGGAAGAACAATACTTTTGGTGTTCCAGCAGTGTTAAGTGCGTATGTTTGTAAAGGTTTTGGAACAACTCGTAGACTACCGTCTGCCATATACATAACTAATTCATGAGCACCACCTGTTGCATATGTTATATCTTTAACTATATCAGTATCGGACGAAGTTGTACTTGTATAATCTATAACTTTAGCTTTTTTATTAACTATATCATTAATAGCTAAATATTCTCTATTATTAACTTGAGTAGGAGCAGTTATATCCCTATCTAAGTTAAAATGAATTAATCCATTACCGTGGTTTATACTAATAATAGCAGTACCATTAGTTTCGTTCTTAGTATCAGCTAATACTTTA